CACGATCTTCCCCAAGTTGCGAGATTCGTGCCTGATGGGGGAGGCTGAAGAGGTTGGATGGGCAGAATGGTCAGTTGATGAGCAATCTGATGTAAACAATGTTGATTTATGGTACCTGTGCAATCCGGCAATGGGTTATCAGCTTAATGAGAGGAAGATTAAGGCTGAAGATAAGACCGATGTAATTGATTATAACATTCAGAGGCTCGGCCTGTGGATTAAGTACAATCAGAAATCGGTTATTTCCGAGGCTGAATGGCTTGCGCTTGAAGTTGAAACCTTGCCAAAGAGAGCAGGCAAGAAGTTTATAGGCATCAAATACGGTGTTGATGGTTCAAATGTTGCTGTTTCGATAGCATACAAGGGCATAGACAATAAGATTTTTGTTGAGTGCCTGGATTGCAGACCTTCAAGAATCGGTAACGATTGGATTATCGGCATATTAACAGCCATGCAAGACCTTGGTGGTGTGATTGTTGACGGTGCCAATGGACAGAAGTTGCTTGAGGAGGCAATGAAAGATGCCAAAATCAAGACAAAGCCTGTTCTGCCGACAGTAGGAAATATCATAGTGGCAAATGCGTTGTTTGAACAGGCTCTTGAGCTTGCGACAATATGCCACAAAGCACAGCCATCGCTTGTTTTATCGGCAACAAACTGTGAGAAAAGGGCAATTGGTTCAAATGGTGGCTTTGGTTACAAGGCCCTAACACCTGATACCGAGATCGCATTGCTTGACAGTGTAATCTTGGCTCATTGGTTATGTAACGAGTATAAGGAAAAACCAAAACAGAAAATCAATTATTAAAGCATCCGATTGGGTGCTTTTTTAATACAAAAAACTACGCACACACAGCGGAAATGTGGGAGGTAAAAACAATGGCAGAAGATTTCAAGGTAATTGAAACACAGGAACAGCTCGACTCGATTCTCAAGGGAAGGTTAGAGCGAGAGAAGGTCAAGTACACAGACCAAATCGAAGAGCTTACCAAGAAACTTGAGGCTCAGAGTGGAGATGCTCAGAAGCAGATCAGTGAATTGACTCAGGCATTAAATGCCGCCAAGGAAGAAAAGGAAGGTTTTAACAAAACCTTGGCTGAACGTGATGCAAAGATCAAAGAATACGAGTTGCACTCGGAAAAAACGCAGATCGCTCACGAATTAGGCTTGTCTTTTGAGGCTGTGAATTTCTTACAGGGGTCAAATGCGGAGGAAATCCGCAAGAGTGCAGAATCGCTTAAGGAGTTGGTTGGTACCAAAACGGCACCACTTGCAAGTCCGGAGGCGAAGATAACAGACACAAAAGAAGCGACAAAGGATGCCGCACTCCGTTCGATGTTGCAGAACATGACTAAAGTATAAGGAGAAAAGATATGTCAGCATTAAGTATGGGATCACTCTTCCCTAAAGAGTTAGTATCAGAGATGTTCAGCAAGGTTAAGGGCCACAGCTCACTTGCAAAGATGTCAGGTCAGGAGGCTGTTCCTTTCACCGGAAAGGATTATTTCACATTTTCACTTGATAGCGATATTTCGATCGTTGGCGAAAACGGCCCTAAGCCTGCCGGAGATGCAACAGTTAATACTGTTACCGTTAAGCCTATAAAGGTTGTTTATCAGAGCCGTGTTTCTGATGAGTTCATGACAGCTTCAGATGAGTACAAGCTCAATACTCTGCGTGAGTTTGCAGATGCATTCTCAAAGAGGATTGGTGCAGGTCTTGATAAGATGGCAATCCATGGTGTTGATCCTGCAACAGGAAACCTTGCAACAGGTACTATCGGAAATAACTATTTTGACTATGTTTGTGCTTCAACAGCGATCACCTACAATGGTTCTACTCCGGATGCAAACCTTGAATCAGCAATAGCTGTTCTTGAGGCTAACGAGTACGCACCTTCAGGTATAGCATTAGCACCCATCATGAGGGCCGCTCTTGGTGCTATGACCAATTCCGCAGATGGATTTAAGTATCCTGGTTTTCAGTTTGGAAACTTCTCCGATCTTGGCGGCATAAAGGTTGATTCCAACATCACAATCGGTTCAGCTTCAGGCTCTAATGACCGTGCGCTTGTTGGTGACTTTGACGCATTCCGTTGGGGATTCGCAAAGGAAATCCCTCTTGAGATAATTCAGTATGGTAATCCTGATGGCGGTTCTTATGATCTTAAGCAGGCCAACCAGGTTCTTCTTAGGTCTGAGGCATGGATCGGATGGGGCATCCTTGATGCGAATGCATTCTGCCTTGTTTGCAAGGATGGCACTCCTGTTATTACAACCTAATGAACGTATATCGGAATAAGAAAACCGGAGCAATGCTTGAAATAGCATCAGAATTTGGCAATAACGAGGTGTGGGAGAAGATTTCTCCCTCACCTGTTGCCAAGCAGGTTAAGGCAGAGCCTGATGATGACATAAAGATTGCTGAAGCTCCGAAGAAGAAAGCCACAGTTAGAAAGGCGGTTAAGAAATGAGCGATTATGCAACAGTACAGGATGTCATAGATTTATGGAGGCCATTATCAAACGATGAGCAGACTCGGACAGCAAAGCTGATTCCCCTTATTTGTGATGAATTAAGGGTAGAAGCGCAGAAAGTCGGCAAAAACCTTGATTTAATGGTGTCATTAGATACAGCTCTTGCATCTGTTGCAAAAACTGTGACCGTTGATGTGGTTTCCAGGGTTTTAAGAACAAGTACCGATGGCGATCCTATGACACAGGAAAGCCAGGCGGCGAATGGTTATTCATGGTCAGGTACATACGCAATTCCCGGTGGTGGCATAGCAAATGCCATTATGAAAAACGATTTGAAGCGGTTGGGGTTGCGGTGTCAGAGGTATGGAGTGATTGAGTGGTATGGGCAAGATTAAAGGTGTTTCGGTAGTCCTTCATGTAAGGACAATCAAAGAATATGATCCATTAGGAAATCCTGTTTATACAACAGAAGATGTCACAGTAAACAATGTTCTTTGGAATGTGTCATCGGTTGATGATTTGATTGATTCAACAAGGCTTGAGGGTACCAAAGAGCTTTATACATTAGCCATACCGAAGGGTGACACACATACCTGGTTGGAAAATACTGTTACATTTAACAGTAAAACATACCATTGCTATGCCGAAAGTGAGGGCATGGAGGCCCTTACTCCTCTTGAATGGAACAAGAAGGTTCTTGTGGAGAGATACGATGGCTGATAAGGTCCGGATTGAGTTAAATAGTGAGGGTGTCCGTGAGCTACTTCGCTCTGATGACATGATGAGCATATGCATGAATGCGGCAGAGGCAATCAAGTCAAATTATGGTGGAGATGTAGAGCTTAATGGATATGTGGGAAAAAACCGAGTTAATGTGTCGGTTATATCCTCATTTGCACAAGCATCCGAAAACAATAGTCTACTAAAGGCGGTTCACGAATGATTGAAGTAGTTTTATTGAATTATTTGAAAAGTGTATTAAGTCCGGTGGCTGTAACAACAGAAATTCAACAGGGAATGTCCGGTTCTTTTGTTGTTATCGAAAAGACAGGTTCAAGCCAAAGCGATCTCTTATTTCATTCAACATTTGCTGTTCAGAGTTACGGTGCATCTTTGTATGATGCGATGTCGCTTAACAAATCCGTTAAGGATGCCATGTTTAGTGCGGCAAGCTTAGACGAGATTACTCGTGTGGAATTGAACAGCGATTACAATTATACAGATCAAGCAACAAAACAATCAAGATATCAGGCAGTTTTCGATATCACACACTATAAGGAGTAATAATATGGGTAATACAGCAAGTTATACCTCTGCGGCTAAACCGAGAATTGCCGGAGGTATTTATCGTGCCGCAAAAACGGCAACAGCTCCTACATCGGCTGATAGTTCCCTCGATCCGGCTGTGTTTACATGCCTTGGATATGTTTCTGAGGATGGTCTTGTAAACAGCATCGGTAGGGAAACTGACACCAAGAAGGCTTGGGGTGGTGACACAGTTCTTATTATTCAGAACGATTTCACCGATTCATTTCAGTTTTCACTTCTTGAGGTGCTTAATAAGGATGTTCTTGGCACGGTTCATGGTGAGGGCAATATAACAGGCTCTGACCTTGATACAGGCATAAAGGTTACGGTTAACAGTACCGAGCCGACAGAGTACATGTGGGTATTCGACATGATTATGAATGGGGGAGTGCTTAACAGGCTTGTAATTCCTTGTGCAAGGGTACAGGAAGTTGGCGATATCACCTATTCAAGCTCTGATCTTGTTGAGTATGACGTTACGATCACAGCTATTCCTGATGCTTCAGGAAACACTCATTACGAGTATAAGAAGGCAAACCCGGTAGTTACAACCTAATCGGGAATAAGGCGGAGGTAGAACATGATAGAAGGTAAGACAAAGAGTGGTTTTAAGTTCAAGATTGATGAACGTATATTGAGTGATTGGCGGTTGGTTGATGCCATCGGCTTATCAGAGTCAGATGATGCCTCAGAGCAAATCCGTGGAGTAAGAAATCTCGTACAGTTAGTATTAGGAGAGCAGACCGATGCGCTGAAAAAGCATATTGCGGATAGCAATGATGGTTATGTACCGATGGAGAAGATGACGGATATCATCACCGAGATAATAACCACTTCAAAAGAGTTAAAAAACTCCTAGTCCTCGGAGGGATGTTGCATCTTGACGAGGAGGCAATAATATGCGATTTAGC